CTCTTTCTGTGGCCCGATCAGAGACTTGATTACGGACTCACCGTAGAACATCCCTGTAGGGATGTGGTCGATCTTTACGAATGGGAAATGACCATGACGATACGGGAACTCATGGTTGTAGCTCTTCATTCCTGCTTCATCAGACTTTGGAGCCGTGATTTCTGATGAATCTTCTACAGGTTGTTCCTGAGTTGGCGGCATACCAGGAAAACCTACAGGGGGCCGCTGGGGCATTTGTGGAGGCATACCCATTGATGGGTCCATTCCACCCTGCAATTGGGCCATTATCCCTTCGATAGAGGGCGGGCCTCCCATTTCCGCTCCCATATCCCCGGCCATTTGCTCTGGCATTCCACCAGGTAAACCCTCCGGGATTTCTGGAGCCTCGAATACGTAGAGGATTTTGCCCTCTCCGTAGACGAACATTGAGCCGTTCGGGAAATCTTTACACGGCTTGACGTAGACTTCCTTGACGTAGCACTGCTTTGTAGCCTGTTGCTTGCTCTGCTTAATTCCAATAGACGAGAGAAAGCGGCTGTCAATGACGGTCGAGCTGGAATCCGTGCCTGCTTCAAGTTCCACTCCATAAGTGGTATAGACATCTTCTGGGTTCAGCGTACGAGCGTGGATCATGTACGGTTCATCTTCAATCTCTGTACACTGTAGGTTTGGTACAAAGGTATGAAAGGTGGTTACCGCTTCAAAGTCGATCTTTCCTGGTTGTCCGTCTTGTTCTAGTTTGTTGGGGTCGTAGTAGTTCTTGATGAATCCGCTTCCGCAGATACATGCCCAAAACGTAGCCTCCAACCGTCTCCGGTTAAAATGCTTCGTTTTGAGCAAGTATTCTGCGATGGAATCACCTGCCATTGCTGCCAAGCGGTCAGACTCTTCCGTCGAATCAGGCACACAAAAGAACTGCGGTTCTTCCTTTGTGAGCTTTGTCACTTCCGTACGGATGATTCTGAGAATCCGGTTAGCAGTGTGCCGAACACGCCAGCTATCAGTCGGAGGCATCTCCGACATTGAAAAGCCGCCGTTTTGGCTCTTGGAGGTTGTAATCCACTGTCGTCCGAAATAGAACGACATATTCTCGTGCCACTGCTTCTCGAACGTGAGACGTTGTTGTTGACAGGCTTTTAAGTTGCTATCCCATTTCTCAATCAGGTGTGCATCAGCAGAGCCTGCAACAACAATCATTACTTACTTCTGAGTCTGCGTAGGCTGTTGGACGGGAGTCTTGGCCTTCAGCTTCTCATCTTCAGCTGTAGCCTTTTCCCGCTCCTTCTGCTTCTCGTCTGCGGTTGCGAGACGATTCTCCAGAGTATCGGGCTTCTGATCCTTCACCGGGTTCTCGTCAGAACCTACAGGGAAGAGCAGATCGTCCGGAATCTTGCGCTCGAATGCCGCATCGGGCCGAGACTTCGGATTGAAGTTGGGAACGAGTTCACCGGGAACTACGCTGTACTTGGCGCAGTATTGACGAAGTTCATCTTCGTCAATCTCTGCACGGAGATATGCCTGAACGGCATCTTCCGCACCATTGATGGTCGGCGGAAGTGGATCGGGGGCCTTTTCAGCCTTGTGCTCTTTGGGTTGGTCGGACATTATTCTGTCTCCTCATCGTCGTCATCTGGGAATAATACTGGGTCGAACAGACTAGGGATTTCCTCCGGGGTTTCCTCCGAAGAATCCTCGAAACTCCCGAACCGATTCGGATTCTGGATCACTATCGTCTGATTCAGGCTCATCATCACTTCGGTCTGCATCTTGATCGTCTGCTGCATCGACAGGATCAGTTCCTGCTGCGCTCGGATCAGGAATTCCGGGTCCACTTCCATTCGTTTCCTCTATATCTGTAGTGTCGTCGTATGTTGGTTCCACCCTTCCTTGCCACGGTTCTGTTCCGACAAGGAGAACTTGAACCTTTTGGGCGATTGTTACGGACAGGCCATCCCAGCACTCATCACAAACGTAACAAGCACCATTGTTGACAGGGTTGAAGTAGTTCTCGATTGGCAGACCTAGATCAGCAAACCACTTACGACCTGATCCGGCTCCGCACAGTAGGCAGACGTACGGAGGGAAGTTCGGTCTGGTTAGAACATCTACCATACTATTTCTTCTCGTTCTTTGTTGTTGAACATGAGTTCGTAGTCAATGTCGTATGCTCCTGCTGTTGCGACCCCTAGGATGTTACCTACAGGTACCTCTTGTTCTTCTTCATATGCCGGTCGACTCATAACGCCATAGCGTAGAGCGTCCATGCAGTGATCGTTCCGTTTGAGTGGTGTCTCTTTCTTGTTCCGTCTTGCTTCTATCTTGGAAGAAGCGAATCTATCCCAACGATAAGATCCAATCTCTTTGAGAGTCTGCTCACATCGGCGGGTGATGAAAAGCCGCTTTTTCTGGAAGCGGTTCTGCACACGGGTAATACCGGCACGAATGTCATTGTGTCCGAGACTGATTGGAACTCCGTGTTCCATGTATTCAGTCTGTATCGAGGTTCTAGTGATAGGACTAGTGTTCCTGATGGATGGGTCACCGACACAGTATATAGGTCTGACACCGAGCGTTTCAACTCGCTGTCTATACAGTTGGGACATCTCTTTGACGATCTTTCTTGTCTCATAAATCTCGTCGTACGCTATAATGTTGCCGTCTCCATCAAAGCAACAGAATAGAAAGACACATGGATTGGCATAACCGTGATCCATGCAGGCGAAGTGGCCCCAATGTTCTGTGTACTCTCTGAACTTGTGGTTCAGAATGTCGTCAAGGACATTGCCTCCTTCGAGATAATCCCTAGCTGAAAACGCCCCGGCGTACACCAGACCAGTATGAGTAATGAATGTTCCTTTTGTCCTGGCTTCACGCTCTTCGGAGGACAAACCCCTAGTAATTCTGTTAAGCGATTCAATTGAGATATGGGGATTCTCTTCGGTGTTGACTTCGAGAACATAGATACTGGTGTCGCCCCCAGCCCAGGGATCATAGATTCTGTCCTTAATCCATGTCATTTCAATGAGTGGAGTCATTGAAATCCAGTGCGATCCGTCAGTGTCAACCAGCCGCATCAGGCATTCATTGTAGATATCTTCCGGCGGTTCCTCATCAAAGAATGTGAAGTGTCTGCTCGTTCCGGCAAACTTCTCCACATCTTGTTCATAAGACATAAGCTCAATGAACGAACCGTTGTTGAGAGTGAGCGTACGGCTTTGCTTGTCGTAACTCTTCTCCCAGGAGCCATCCAACAAGTACGACTGTGGCATCCACTTTGCAAGCTCTGGGAGGATGATCTTCTTAATTCCATCCTCAATGTCAACTGCAACACCACGTCCCCTGATTGGTGGCGGAGGAATGTCAGTCCTGAATTTGTGTTCTCCCGTCAGCCATTGTACCGCTTCAGTCACAGTGGCTACAGTCTTTCCAGACCTGTTACCGCCAATGTAGAGCTTCTCTTTGGCTGTAGACCTATGAAACTTCTCCTGGGATGGATGCGGTTTGTAGGCATTTAACCCTGGAGAAATTGAAGCACGTCGAAGAAGTTCCTCAGCTAGTAAGGCAACTTGGTCGAAGGTAAACGGTTCATCAGTCTTAGGCATCAATACCCATCATTGAGTCGATGGTAGCACCTACAGGGGGCTTATCCGAGACAGGAAGGGGAATGAATTCCGCACCTTCATAGTCCACGAAATGGATCAGCTTTTCATCCCACAGACCGTTGATCTCTTGGTTGTTGTCATCTTGGAACTCACAGACTGCCCGCTGGAGCATAGGGCCGTAAACTCCGTCATTACGTGTGAAATAGTACCGCCGTTCTGCTAACCACTCGATTAGCCCAAAGACGTGAACGTTGTTCATCCCCGGCCTAAGCGGCGTTGTAACGAGTGGGTTACCTTCCATCCCGTTGTTCCACGCCTCTAGGAAGTCTCGCTTGTTCTTTTTGAGAACGTCCGTTGGCTTCTCGGTGGTACCTTGAAGCATGAGAACTTTGAGCTTGTCAGTGTGAGAACACTTGGTTAGCTTGCCACGACAGACAAAGATGCCAGCCATGTTACTTGCAATGGCGTAGTTGTAATCCACATCAGAGATGCCAGTCTGGTGAGTGTTCTCTTTCAGGATCATTTCCAGTTCTTTGTGCGGATTCCTGTACGCATAGAGAAGCGGCTTCTGAGGCGTTAAGAACTCCACTTCCGGCTTGAACTTGAAGTAGGTCAGCCCGATTGTATTCTCTCCAGCCGTTGAAGGCCGTGGTACAATCGAGGTCCATTCACTCCTAGGAATTAACATTCTGCCATCTCTTTTCTGCGGCTGCAAGTTGTTGTCCGCTCACACGAATAGTAGCTCGGTCCTTGAAGATCACGTCAAACGCATCCACATCTGGAACTTGTCTAACATCTTGGACTTCGTAGATCAGAGGTCCAAGGATATCTCCCCAGTATTTGATCTTGTCTGCGGTCCAAATCTTTCTGAACGGTTCTTCAGGAGGCTTTGGCTTCAATGACATTTGCCTTCCTTAGCTCAGCAGCTACCCGTCCCAAGACGTCAGGAGTTACATGCAGGGACAGGATATCCATGATAACACGGAGGGTGTCAAGAACTACCTTCTGGTTATCCTGCTGCGGCCGGTAGATGTTCTGAAGTTCATGGTAGTGCTTAATGGCTTGCAAGTCACCAGCTTGTACCAACTTGTGAAGAGCCAGCTTGGCGTCATTCTGCAAGTCATTGTCGAAGATTTTGTCTAGCTGTTCCTTGTAGTAAGCGTAGTGTGCTTCGTCTCTCAGGAAGGAAGTCCACTGCTTTGATGACAAGTTTGCATCTTTAAGCTTTGCAGGGATCGTACGCTTGTCATACACGTTGACGATCAAGTTAACAGCCAGAACGAAGTTAGCCTCTAGGTACTGTGGCGGTGTCTCATAGGGGCGGATTCCCCGGTTGATGAGAGGTTCTTGCAGGTCTAGAAGGAGGTTCTCCCAAGCTTCCTGTGTCTTTGGAAGGAGGTCAGCTTTGTAAGAGAATTGCCGCTCGAAGTCTGCTTTATTGGGGAGCGTGTTGTATTTGTTGAAAAAGACTTCAATGAACGTGACTAGCTCATGATTGAAGTCTGCTTGAAGAGATGGCCAGAATCTGATCTTTGGACCGTTTTTATAACCTACAGGGGGGAGAGAGACTGCCGGTTCAAGTGATTGTGAGTCATCTTCCGGTTCCTCAGAAATAGGCTCTGCTTTGGGTTCGTTGAACTTCTTGATGGAATCCAAGAATGCTTGACTCTCTTGCAGCATCCGCCTGCTCGGTAGGTCCATTACTGTGAGGGTACAGTGTGTATGCTCATTTGTCAAATCGGAAAATTTCCGTTCAGTAAGGAATCCATCGCTCGGAAGGGTTTGACAAAAATTCAGGGCGGACGCTAAAGAAATCAAGATTCCTTTCATCGCATAAGGGGGATCAACTCGTGTTAGGGGTGCCTAACACCGGATGGTAGGGGGGGTTCACCAATTCTGTAAGGGGTGCTTTATATTTGCGAGGGCAACTGTCAGGTACCTGTCGATACCTACCGATCGGGAGCATAGGTCCGCCGAGAACCTAGGCTCTCCACTTACCTAGGCTTGACTAGAACCTAGGCTTGACTAGAGCCTATGCTCTCGCACTACCTATTCATCATGACGTATTATTGTCATCAACCTGTAACACGAAACATATTGCGTTCCGTGTTGGAAGGGACTATCATGACTCTTGTTGGTGAGAGACGCCAACGAGAGAGAGAGAGAGAGAAAGTCATGGAAGTCACAATCACGAAGCGCACACGGTACACGGATGGTCTGTCCATCGTGTGGGCCTACGATCGTAAGGTCAAGGTCATTGTCGAGCCGAAGGGTTCGGAGGATGACGACGTGCGTTCGATCGAAACGTACGTGAACGTCGATGTTCTCTCGAACATCGCCGGTCTGTTCACGGCGCACGCTGCCACGGCGTAATGTGGTCGGCGCCGGTACTGTCAAAGGTACCGGCGCCACGATCCCGAGAGAGTCTCGGGACAAACAAGAGAGAGAGATACCATGTCCGATGTTGAGACGGCGGTTGTCGCCGAAGTGTCCGCAGAGATGGCGCAAGTCATTTCCTGGCAGGAACAGGTCACCGATCTGTTCGAGACGCTCTACGATCCCATCATGTTGGGAACGTGGACCAGCTACGATCTCGCAACGCAACTTGCGTTCCGTGAGATGCTCGACGATGCCTACTCCGCTTTCGGAATCGTGTTCCGCCAGGGATTCGACTCGAAGGTGTGGGAAGGTCAGAGGAACGGGACCGTTTCGGAGGAGGTTCAATCCCTGCGGAAGGAGCGCAAGGATGACTCCGCCGAAGTCAAGGCTCCGCCGACTCCGGCCGAGATTCTGGCGAAGGCGAAGGCTCGCCGGTAGTTGACAGATTCCAGGGGGAATCGAAAGATTCCCCCTGGAAATGTCTTGACAAACGAAACGAAAGAGAGTAGATTCGAGACATGGACCACATGACATGCGAAATGTGTTGGAAGCGAGCGGGCCGCTGGTATCTGCTTGACCAGAACATGGAAACGACAATCTGCGGAAAGTGCGCCGCCGAAATCCGGAAGGCCAAGGCCATGACAATCGAGAGGATCGGAGTGTGACCGAAAGGACCGGGGGAAACCCTGGTCCTCGTTCCTCGGAGTCGCAATTAACCCACTCGTCGATTCCTCATGATGATCTATCCTATATCCTATAGGATCTATGATGTAGGCTGTAGCCAATATCCTATAGGATATTTCCTCCGGATGAATCCCTGTGACAAATGTCACAGGGACTTTTTGCATTTTGGGGCCGGTCATCTGCTAGGGTCGTGGCGTACATTGAAAACTGAAGATTGAGCGAGAGCCTCTGCGATAGCCTTGCCTAAATTCGGCCTAATTTCGGGCCGTATTTTCACACAAATTGAAAGAGGAAAAAATGGACATTGCAAATATTCAGGCTCGGTTGGACAGTCTTTACGAAGAACTGTTCGACGTCATCATGTTGGACGAATGGACTGCATTCGACCATGACGACCAAATTGCGCTGCGGGAAGCGATGAACACTGGGTACTCAGTGTTCGGGATCGTTTTCCGTCAGGCATTCGATTCGGCAGTTTGGGCCGGATGGAAGAACGGCAAAGTTCTCCCGAGTGTGGAGAGCCTGCGAGCGCAGCGTAAGAACGACGAAGATGCGCCAAAAGTTGCGCCCACAAAGGCGGAGATTTTGGCAAAGGCTAAGAACCGGCGCTAGGTAGTCCCTAGGCTCCCGCTCAATCTTCACCCACAATTTGCCCGGCGGCCAATCGGTCGTCGGGCATTTTGCGTTGACTGGGGGTACCCAGGGTCGCAATTTACCTACTCGTCGATGGGGTGAAAATAGCGTTTCTAATTTGCCAGCGATTTATACACTCTTAGTGTATACGTTTCGTTTCCTGACTCAATACATTCTCGATTTTCATTTTGAAGGCTTAGGAAGCTAACCTATCGAACGGATGTTCCCTTTATGGGCGGCTACCTGGGCTTACCTACAGGAATGGCAAAGAGCTTCCGCACAGGGTCAGATAAGAAACGACGAAGTCGTTTCCTGACCCTTAATCGTGAGTTTAACGTGAGTTTGGTATGAGTTTACCGTGACTTTGGTGTGAGTTTGCCGTGAGTTCGTGAGTTCGTGAGTTTGACCCTCCAAACTCACGATCACATAACCCCTGGTCACAGCCCTAAACTCACTGTTGCACCCGCAAGGGCCGGGCGAGCAATACGTATTTGAATAACACAATAGTCACCGAAAGTTCTATTGTTCTAAGCTGCCTGTGGATAACTCTATACACTGGAGGCTAGGGAGAAGTTGCTTGACTTGACTGACTGAGTGTGGTACAATCCTCCTAGCCGCTACAGACAATCGAAAGGTTTACAGTGAGCACACGCATTACTATCCTCAAACACATGAGCCGTAAAGATGGCCCTGTAACTAAGGCCGATCTAATAGACCTTACAGATAAGGCTGAAGGTACAGTTAGAAACGCTCTAGCTCAATTGACTAGCAATGGCTGGGCAGTAGAGAATAACAGTGAGTATCGTATCACGCCGGCTGGATTGGAAGCGTTAGAGAGTAAGGCGGCTTTCAGATTTAGGGACGCTCCAAAGATCAAGCCACGAGAAGCTATCATTGACCAGATATTCGATTGGGATTCTATTCAAACCAGCAATGCCTGTAGGGGAGTATTGGATTCTAAGGTAGAAGATGCGCCGTGGATTGATTTGCTTGCACCCATCGTGATTGTCTACCTCAAAGCTAAGGGCATTGAATTCCCTGCAATCACACTCGCCGTCGCCGAAAATAGCAATGATGAAACGCTCGAAATGATCTACGACGATTTCGTCAACAAGCTAATGGACAACATTGCCTAATAGCTAATTGTTAATAGGGTAGGCGGGTGTGCCGCATGTCACACAGAAACCCCTTGACCATAACGGCGTTATCGTGCGATAATCGTGGTGGCACCCGTCTACCCTTGCACAAATCCGGTGCCCTAATTGAGAAAGAAATTAGAGAGAATGAATAAGAACCCGGAAATATTGCTCCCTGATGGCGAGCCTGTTCACTGCTATTTCATGCAGCGTGCCGATGCGCCTATCTTCTGGGAGCGTTGCGAGAACAATGCAACCTACTTGATGGACCGCATGGATGTTCTGGCATTTGACGAGTGGAAGTCCGAGCATCCTCGGGCCATCATTGGTCTGTATCCTGCCAGCGGCAATGGCTGCGTCTACTTGTGCGACAAGCACGAAGAGATTGTCTTGGAGGTGTTGTGATGACTAACATCATCTTCGATGACCTGGAAATTGACCACAGTGACAAGCTCACTGATCCTGCCGCTTTTTGCAAGCGGGTCTACGCAAAGGCTGAAGAGCTTCGTACTATCCTCCGCACTAACACCTCGGTAAGTGACTACATTGCTCGTCTCCCCAAAGAGACGGCTGATTTCACTGAGTTTGCTGTCCACGAAGATGCCATCTATGAATTGGCTCAGACAATGCCACTCGTCTCACTGCCTGATTTGGTGAAGCGGATTCAGAAGCTGGCAAGAGACGTCGAGAATCTGATCGACTATCGTGCGACACAAGACCTGGCTAACAACCACGGGCATTTGGACAAGCAGACTACGCACGAACAGTACAACCGTTTGCGTGAAATCTTCAACCAGTATGTTCACGCCATGAAGGTGCTCGGTAAGTTCGAGGCACAGCCGCTTCCCAATATGCCGGGCAACTACGGGAAGCCGGTTGGTCTCCCTCGTTACGTGTTCCTATTGGACGGCGAAACTGAGTGGATGAGAAACCCAGTTGCGGTCGCCAAAAAGCTGGGTATTACCCAGACGAACTTGATGGACGTTGTGGATTACGTCAAGTCCAACCCAAACTGCGGTTGCAAGGTTGAGGAGCTTTCAAAGTGAAGATTTGTCTCATCTGCGGCTACGTCCCAAACTGCCCCTGTAGGTACTGCGAAGAGTTGATCCCGTTCGATCAGCACATTTGCCAGCCCGAACTTCCGTTCACTGAAGAGATCGAATACAATGGAGAAGAAGTCTGATGGAACTAACAGACATACATTGGGTGGCTGGATTCCTCGAAGGTGAGGGTGCATTCAAGCTAGCCAAAGTTGGAAACAAGACATACATTCGTATCTCTGCTGCATCTACTGACGAGGATGTTATCGAGAGATTGGATGGCTTGACTATCCACGGCACAATGCATGGCCCTTATCAGTACAAGAGCAATCTGGAATACTGGACCTGGGAAATTGCCAAGCAAAAGCACGTTGCAGCATTGCTCATGACAATCTATCCGATCATGTCAGAGCGTCGTCAGAACAAAATCTCCGAACTACTCACTCACTGGAAAGTAAGCTAATGGAACTGTCATTCAATCCGGACAATGAACCTGAGAAGCAGCCCGAGTTTTTTAACTTGGATGATGAGATTCGCAAACTGGTGGAGTCAACTGAGCTTCACAAAGAGGAAGTCATCAAGGTCGAGACTGACTACCAGACAAAGCACAACGAAATCATCGCCAAGATTGAGGCTCTAAGACAGCGCCTAGTTGAGAACAACACAACGAAGTACAAGATTCTCGACAAGGCTCGTAGCAAGTACGACGAGGATATGGCTCGCCTAGCTGCACTGCGTAGACAGAAGCTCGAAGAAGAGAAGAACAAAGTCTTTGAAGAGACCATCGCTCTCATCAAGGAAATCTGTGAGGACTTTGCCGCTTGGCATCAGGCCCGTGAATACCAGGTGGAAGATATCGTGCGTATCGTCCACCAGTATCTCATCGGTTCATCCGGCGTGATGAATGCGAACGAGATGGCTCTCGGTAAGACGTTCGAGAGTTTGGTCGCATTGTACATCATCACTAAGCTGTTTGAGCGCAAGCACAATCGGAAGCCAACTATGCTCTGGTTGACCAAGCTCTCAATTCTCACAACTGGTGGCACAAAGAATGAGGCAACTCGGTGGAATCCTGAGCTGCGTATGTTCCCGCTAAAGGGTGCCGATCACAAGGCTGCCAAAGAGATGGTCTTGAAGTTCGCACGTACTGGTGGTACCTGTGTTCTCACCAACTACGAGACAATCAAGACCACGCCAGAAGCCCAGAAGATTCACTGGGATATCGTCATCATGGATGAGGTCCACAAACTGAAGGGCGGAGCTAATTCCGGTGGACCTACAGCAATTTGGGAGGCGGTTAAGAACCTCTCAATGGGCTTCACAATGATGCTCACCGGCACGCCGATGGTCAATAAGGTGGAGGAAATCTGGTCCTACCTTCATATCTTCGATGCCGATGCTTTCCCGGATGCAAAGCGTTTCGCTCGACAGTTCTCCGCATTTCGTGACCTGAGTGGGAATCTTCAATTCTCCCTACAGTCCGAGCGGATGTTGAAGGACATTCTGCGTGGCCGTTTGATCCGTAGGACAGCGACAGAAGTTGGGCTGCAACTTCCTCCCGTCAACTACCAGGACGTCGTTCTGCCTCACAACTTGCAGCAGGGTGAGTTGTACCAGAAGATGCGGACAGAGTTCTTCATCTGGTTGGACAAGCAAGAGAAGGCACTATCTGCCACGTCTCTCCTTGCACAATTGACTCGGCTTCGTCAGATCAACGTTCTCCCCGTTGCAACATTCAAGATCAAGGATGCCGATGGGTTTGTGGTTGACACAATCAAGCTCGATGTTCGTGACTCGTCAAAGCTCGATGAGGCCGTCGATATCATCATGCAAACTGGCGATCAGGTCATTGTGTTCAGCAATTTCCTCGAACCGATGGAAGAACTTGCTCTCCGCCTACAGGTGGAGGGTCTCCGCCCAGAGATTATCTCCAGCAAGTACGCCAAGGAAATGGCGACTTATGAGACGGACTTCCAGCAGAAGAAGATTGACGTGCTGATGATTACCCTCGGAATGGGTGAGGGATTGAACTTGCACAAGGACACTGCTAAGTGGCCCGGTGGTGCTCGTGCAGTTATCATGCTGGATCAGTGGTGGAATGACGCTCGTAACCGTCAGGCAATTGCCCGTGCGGTTCGTCCGGGTGAGAATGCCGGCGAGCCAGTGTTCGTCTACAATCTGATGTGCGACGGTTCTGTCGACTTCTTCATCCGTGCGTTGTGTGATGACAAGAACGCTCAGCTTGACTCATTGACTGAATCGTCTGAGCTTCGTCCGTCCGCTGACTGGAAGAACTACCTGAAGGACTTGTTGTGAGAGTTATCTTCGTCCGAGACCTACCATCCAGTGATATGTGCCAGCAGAAACTATGGAAGGCAGATGATGGC